CGTCTGAGCAAACAACTGCTTTGTTAGGAGCAAATCCAAGCAAACTCATGAAGTCTGCGATTGCAGCAAGAGCACTTGGAACTGATTTAAATAAAATTGTATCTTCACAAAGAAAGCTTTTAGATTTTAGTTCAAGTATTAATGATGAATTGGAAGCGAGTGCATTACTAGGTAGAAGCATATCATTTCAAAAGGCTCGCCAATTAGCATATGATGGTGATATAGAAGGCGCGGCAAAGGCGACTCTGGCTAGTGTGAAAGCTGCCGGTAATTTTAATGAAATGAACGTATATCAACGCGAAGCACTTGCCAAAGCGTCTGGTATGGAACTTAAAGACTTAACCAAGATGATGGCGGTTGAAGCGCAACGCAGCGAAATTGAACTTCGTGGAACTGACGAGCAAAAAGCTAAACTCAAGATGCAAACAGAAGCGTTGGAAAAATTAAAACAAGAAAACGACTTGAGTAAAGAAGGATTACTTGCAGAGGGAGAACGTGCTATTCGCCAACAAAAAATGCAAGGTCAAATGACAAAACTCAAGAATATAATGGAATCGTTGATGGTTTCACTCGGAGATATACTTGAGCCAATTATCACGGGACTGTCAGACGTGGTAGTTCCTTTGTTTAAAGTATTAGCCGGAATACTCAAAGTAACTATTATCCCACTGATGAAATTGATGGCGGAGCCTTTGAAACTGGTTGGTGAATTATTGGGAGGGGCATCCGAATCTCTAAATAAGTTTGGTAACTACATGAGTAAAACATCCGACGAAACTAAAAAATTCTTTGCTTTCTTTGATAGCGGTTGGGGAAGAGCAATGAAAGTTGTTGCGGGACTTGGTGCTGGGTTGTTAACACTTGCATTTTTTGGTAAGGGTGGATTTAGTGCAGTAACAAAAGGAATATCTTCGTCATTTGGAATGCTCAAAGGTGGATTATCAAAAATACCAGGTCTTGGTGGACTTGGCGGCGGAGCCGGTGCAGTTGGAAAAGTTGGCGACATTGCCAAGTCTGCAAAAGGAAGCGGCTTTGGAGAAAGTCTTGGAAAAGGCATAGCATCGTTTATGAAATATGTTTCCGACGGAATTGGCCACTTCGGCGATAAAAAAATCAGCAAAGGTGCCCTTGGAATTGCTTTGGTCGGTTTTTCTATTATACCATTTGTGATTGCAATGAAGATGTTTTCTGGGGTTGATTGGAAGAGTGTTGGTATAGGCTCACTTGCACTTCTTGGATTTACCGCAGCCGCATTTGGATTGGGTGCATTACTTTCTACCGGAGTTGGCGCTGCTATATTTGGAGCAGGTGTTATTGGTATTGCTGCTCTAGGAGCTGCATTGATTCCATTTGCAGCCGCCGCATTAATGGCGGGTGTTGGAATAAAAATGTTGGGTGAAGGTATAGCATCTTCCGTTGACCCAATACTTCGTCTTTCTCAAATAGATTTAACAAAAACGGCACTTGGAATTGGAGCAGTTGGTGTTGCACTTGCTGCGTTCGGAGCAGGTTCTGCCGCTGCCAGTCTTGGTTCTTTTGTTGGTGGATTGCTTGCTGGCGACCCAATTAAAAAGATGGAAAGACTTGGGGCGGTTGGAGAAAAATTAAAGATGACCGCAGAAGCAATTTCGGAAATATCAAATGTAATGTCAACATTCACGGTTGTTGATTCATTTGCAAAATCTATTGATACTTTAGCAGATTCACTGTCAAACTTAAACGATCAAGTTGAAAAAATTAGTGTATTGAAACTCGCGGCTATAACTGCAATTAGTGCCGCAGGAGCCGCAACAGCAACCGCTCCAGCAGCCGCAACGAATTTAAATACCGGTGGTATAGAAGCAAAGCTTGACACACTAACCAATCTACTCACCGGCGGCGCTGTAAGAGTTTATTTAGATGGAAAAGATGTTAGTGCGGCCATGACAGGAATCGGTCGATGATATACTTATAAACATATGGCATCCGCAACTCCAATAATCAGAAGTACTCCAGAGCAAAGATTGGCTAATTTTCAAGCCAATGCTACTTCTATATACAACAAATTTACTCCATTTACAAATAATGGAATTGGACCATCGCAGCCATTTGTATATACAAAGATTAGTGATTCTAATATTTCTCGCAATCTTACAAGGTATGATACACAAGCATTTCCAGTTGGATCGACAGTACGAGATCTAAAGAGAATTGGTCAATACATGGTAACGGGAAAGGGTTTGCTTTATACAAGTAAGCAATTTCTATTGCAGAACACTAATGCATTTAATGAAACAAGAATATACAATCCATTAAGCCTACTCAAAGCAACAGCAAAGCCGGGTTCTCTTGGATTGGTTGATTATCCGCAAAGACATTTTGAAACAAGCGGCGGTATATTAAATTTCTTCAAGGATGCGTTGCTTAGTACTATTGGATACTCAACCAGAGATGCAAACAAGCCAAGAATTGACGGAACAGCAACGGGCGTTGGTGGAGTAGCATATTCAAATTATGCACAATCGCACGGCGGCGCAAGAGCAGGTATGCTTAGATTTGGAACGGCGAATAAAGCAAACTCTATATTCAGTGAGAGATGGTCAACAAATCCAAGCCTACAAAAAAATAGCGGCGGCTTTTTAGCAAATTTAGGAAGTGCTCTGGTTAATAAACTAAAAAGCTTTATACCAAGCACCAATCCGCTAGGAGCATTTGGAGGAAATTCTGGAGAAACTTGGAAATATAGACCAGAATATCAAACGGGCAAAGATGGTATCTATTACACATTTCTTAACGACAGTTCTGGCTTTTTTACGACCAATACTCGCGGCTCTGTTTTGTTCTATAACGACAGAAGAATTGCAAGTGCAACGGGCGTAGAAACTGCATCTAATTTCCACAAGTATTTTCCAAAGAAACAAAATGATGAAAATACTGCGGTGATATATGCCAAAGTAACGGCAATAACTACCGATACAGTCGGTGCTCCTAAAGATGCAGATGGATATCAAAATAATCTAAATGATTTGTATAAGAGAATGGTTAAGTCCATAGATTCTTACAAGAATGAAGTTGGACAATTTAAGAAATCCGCAGAACGATATAGTGAAGTTAAAGATGCCAAGGGAGTATCTTATCCAACATATAATGATATACCAGATAGAAAAAATGGCAATTATAACTTTTACACCGACATGTCTAGTGCGGCCAATACATTGACACTGGACGATAGAATGTTTGCCAAAGTTTCTAAATATAAAGAATCATCTCTTGCTTCTTCGGACGCCCACGACAGATATAATGCATATGATGTTATTAATGGAGCACGCAATGAAATTCCGGACGAATTGATGTCTGATGAAAATCAATCCAGAGATCTTATTTTCTTTTATTTTTTTGATTTGATAAATGAAACGTATATCCCATTTCGCGCCACAATATCTGCACTAAGTGACCAGCACAGTGCCGAATGGGAAGATATCAATTATCTTGGCCGCGCAGACAAATTATTTTTGTATAAAGGATTTTCTAGAGATGTAAACTTCTCTTTCACAGTTTATGCAAACAGTGCAAAAGAAATGTTGCCTATGTGGAATAGAATCAACTATCTTGTCGGATTAACAAAACCAAGCAAATACACAGGAAGGGCAGAAGTGACAAACGAAAGTGCAACATCTACTTCTAGTGGAAAAGAAAGTAAATTTATTTATCCACCGATGGTGACTTTGAGACTTGGTGATTTATTTTACGATCAACCTTGTGTTATAAGCAGTGTTGGTATAAATATTCCCGACGACACAAACTGGGAATCTTATCGTGGAAATTCTTATTTTTATCAATCATCTCCGGAACATTCTATACTCGATACCAATGCGGAGTCGCGACAGCTGCCAATGCGAGTAGATATTTCCGTCGCATTAAAATTGATGGAAAAGAGACAAGCACTTGGATCGGATGCTCACTACGGAAATGTTGATTATAATCCATTTGGTGGCGCTGAATTGGAAAGATGGAAATTATGAACAGATACACTACATCAACAGATAACGTTTTTAATCGCTATGATGGTAAACGAGTATATAGAACTACTCGCTATCCAAAAATACCAACATCTCTAAACGATGTGTATATCATAGCAAATGAAACAGATTATCTTGACAGCCTTGCATATAAGTTCTATAAAGACGCAACATTGTGGTGGGTTATTGCTCAAGCAAATGGAATTGGTGCGACATTAAAAGCTCCAACAGGAAAACAATTAAGAATACCAACAAACATAGAATTTATCGTTTCAAATTTTAAAAGAGAAAACAGCATATAAGGGTTATATAAATTATGGCAGATAACAAAAAAATATTTCCGTGGGGACTGCACCCGTTGGAGTCGTGGATTAAAGAAGAACTCGATAAGAGAGCGAGTGAGTATGATTTAAATCCTACAAGCAATATACAAACTGAAAAATACAGCGGACCAAAAACCGCATGGGGTAGAGTATTTTCAAATGGAATATCTTCTATGGCCAGTGGACTTGAAGGATTTGTTATGGGCGGCACCGAGGGATTTGATGAAAGCTATGGATTTGGTTCGGACGGCAAGATTACTATTGGTGTAGATGCATATGGAAAAAATCATGAACTAAAAGCAGTTGACGATCCCGTTCTAAAAGGAAAAGCAGATTTTCCCCACCGCCCACCGCCAAGTATAGTTTCAATAGACAGTGAATTTTCTGGAGGAAGTAACAGCAGTTTTAATGCATTGTGTAGAAAAACAAAAATAACTTGGAAATGTTATTCTCTTGCTCAACTTGAGTATCTTACTCCATATTTCTTGACACCAAGAATTAGCGTTCTTGTGGAATGGGGATGGAATCATTATGATACGATATCTCTGGTAGACTTGTCGGATATAGATTGGCTGTATGGTATATTCGAAGGGAAACCCGAATATACTTCCACTTGGATTAAAGCGTCTCGTGGAAATTATGATTTGGCAATGGGATTTATAACCGATTATACATATTCACTAAATGAGTTTGGTGGTTATGACTGCACCACAACAATAACCAACGCTAATTATTTGATGGAAGGTAAGTCATATCAAAATGGAAAAAATTCTACGCCAGATCCAAATAAGCCATCGGGATCAATTCAATTAAAAGATTTTTCTGAGTTTGTTCTTGAAGACATAGACAATCTGGTAATTAAAAATAAAAAAACAAAGACGGTCACAGTAAACGATGGAACGGGCGTTGGTAGTTATAGCAGTGCCACAAACTTTGCAGCAATGAAAGCTGTAAATCCCGTTAAAACCATAGAGGTGCCGGAGACAGAAGACATAAAAATACCAACAAAATTTAGAATATTTAAAAATGATGACGACGCATGGATGAGAATGGACCTCGTTGTTGACATAATAAATAATTTTTTTCAAATAGATTTTCTTGGGCCGGACAACGATAACACCAACGTATCGGCTGGAAAACTGGATATAACAGGAGTAGTTATAGTTGCACATCCTGCTCTAAAATCTACAAACAAGAATTTTATAATACCAAATAAATTTGCTCCAAGATTTGTTACTAAAGACGAAAAGACAAGTGGTGCCGTTAAGGGGCAGGTTAAAAAACAATCATTGAGTACGGCAAATCCAAATCCGCAAGGATATTATTTCCAATTGTTCCCAAATATCCGTTCATTGATGAAAGAAAATGGATTAGATCCAACATACGATGACTTGGTTGCGGCATTAAATACAAAAAATGCAAATTGTCGTTCATTTCCTATGTACACAGATTACACAGAAAACGGCGCTAAAAATTCTCCAAAAGCCGGATACTGGGGCTATCTGTCTGACATATTTGTGTCAGTTTCGCATTTTAAAGCATTGGTTCAAAAAAATGACACGGTATTGAAATTAATTGAAGAACTATTGTCGCATATTTCAAATGCAATGTGTGATATTTCTCAACTAAAATGCATACCGGATACAGCGGGTGGAACAGTTTATACTGTAATAGATAGTAATTTTACTCATGTAAATACCGCAAAAGATGCGGAGGAACTTATGAGAATTTCAATCGGATCGATAAATTCGGCATTTATCAAGTCTGCGGATTTTTCAATAAAACTTAGTGGAGAAATGTCAAATCAAATGGTTATGCAGAGTGCAAGCGGAAAAGAATTGCCACAAGGATATGGAACGGCAAATTACGATCCAAAAACAATGAGAGTAAGTCGATTTGCACGAGGAGATAGGATGTTTGAACGAGGGGTAATTCCTCCAGACAAAGTTGCAAAATCAAATAGTTCTCCGGAAAATAAAAAAGCAAAATATGCAAGGTTGTTTACGGAACAAAACAAAGATTTTTATTTGTATGTGGCCGATGTTGGAAAAGAGAAAGAAACTTATATTTTGACAGAAACAAGTCCGGCGACCTTAAAAGGTATACTATTGGACACCAAAGATAAAAAAGCAGTATATACCAATAACTCGATAATGCCGGGAACCGAATTTAAGATGGAAATTTTGGGAATAGGCGGTATAACCTTCCTATCTCAATTTACATTGGACCATGTTCCAACTTCATATAATTATGAACAATGTGTGTGGCAAATTTCACAAGTTTCTCATAAAATAGAAAACAAAGTTTGGACTACGAGCATAACAGCACAACCAAGACCTTTAACAACTCTTTAATAAATGAAATACAATGATGCTATAGTTAATGAGTATGGAAATTTTGTTGGAACAATGGGACAATCGCCGTTACAGGCCAAACCATTGCCAACAAAAGAAGACTACTTCAAAGGAAGCTTTAATAGAATATTTGCTAAAAAAATAAACGATGACATACTGGTTGAAATAAAATCGGAACAATCGGGTAATATAAATCAAGACTTATATAAGATTGTAAGTATAAGCTGGACGATTTCGGGTGTAAGAGAAAATTCATATTCTAAAGGAGTTATAACACCCGGTGTTTCTGATTTAAATATCTTTGAGATAAACCGCGCACTAAAAGAAGATGAAGTAGACTTGAGAAAAGTATTGCCAAATCCTCTTGAATATTGGCAAGGGCACTAATATCTTGACAAATGCATATATCATAATCAATATTATGATGTGCATATTGTAGAAACTCAAATTGATTTAGACCTGTTATTATCGCATATATCGACGGATAAAGCCGTTATGGATGTTGTATGCGTAGATGCAGAGAAGCATTGCTTAAACAATAAAATCAGTTTGCTTTTTTTCTATTTTTTGAGTTCCAAGACTTTATGGTGTTTGCCGGAAAGACACAATGAAGTTATGCTTGTAGATGACTCGCTGCAAAAAGTTAAAGAAGCACTAAAGAATAGTTTATACAACAAGTTTGTATTTAACAAAAAGAACATTGTTCAGATATTTGGCGAAGATTATGACTTTGTTGATTTGTCCCTAGTCAAGTATCTCAACGATGGCACTATAGAAGAAAATGATTATGAAACAAACGCACATGTTTTTGTAAGCCGCAACTTTAGAAACATTCCAGACACTAATATGTGCGTACCTGTTTATAAACATGCTCGTACTTTTATAAACAAACTAACCGGCATTCATACTCTTAATCTTGATATAATCAAAGAAGAAGGATTTTCTTTTGTAAACAATACCATGACCAACTGCTTTGCTAAGTTAGAAGCAAATGGTCTATGTGTCACCGAAGACTTTTCAGATGAGTTTGGCAATGAACAAACCAAGCATGTTAAAGACAGTCTTGTATTTTCTCAATATAACCTACTAACATCCACAGGCCGTCCAAGTAATAGATTTGCGGGTGTAAATTATGCCGCGCTTAATAAAAATGATGGTAGCAGAGATTGTTTTGTATCAAGACATGGCGACGATGGTATGCTTGTTATGATGGACTATAGTGCTTTTCATCCAAGACTAATCGCGCATCTTACTAATTTTAATATGGGCGTTGATGTAAATCCATATGCTTATCTTGCCAAGTATTATTTTGATAAAAAAGAAGCAAATGAAGAAGATATTGCTGTGGCTAAAGGATATACCTTTACTCAAATATATGGTGGTTTTGATAAGAAATGGCTGCACATACCCTACTTTGCTAAAATACAGGCATATATTGACCATAGATGGAAGTTCTTTGAGGAAAATGGGTATATAGAGACACCCAAATATAAAAGAAAGATAAAACTGTGTCATATAAGCAATCCTAACCCAAGCAAGCTGTTTAATTATATACTACAAGCTTTTGAGACTGAAATGGCTGTAGATGTATTAGGTGATCTATTAGAGTACCTAAATGATAAAAAGTCCAAGCCTGTGCTTTATACATACGACAGTATACTGTTTGATATGCATAAAAGCGACAAAATGACTACTATAAAAAAGCTAAAACATATAATGGAGCGAGATAAGTTTCCTGTAAAAGTATATGTTGGAAAAACATATAAAGATATGCGGCATATTCAAATAGCTTGATATTTATAACATAGTTGTATATATCACATAAGGTTTTGTGGTATATATGAATATTTATATACCATGGACAAAAACAAGATTATAGACGACATTTTGAATGAATGGGCAATGCGCTCACACGATGGCTTAGTGTCTGGACATGATACGCTGGAGAACTTTGAAATACTCAGTGAAATATTGAATGAGTATGGACTGACCGATGAGCAAATTGAAGAAATAACAGATGGCGTATATATAGAGGCCAAGGCACCAAAATCAAAAGATTCTGCATACTTGTTTGCGATAAAAG